CATGAAGATGGTAGTGCTACACTACAAGTAGAGTGTGACCCTGAAACATTCGCAGCTATCTTTAATGCAGGGTTTATTGCACTTGTTAAGGCTGGCTTAGAAACAGAAGGAAGTAAAGATGTACGCAGTGGAGATTGAAATAGAAAAGGGTGAGTATACTTTTGTACGTAAAGAGAATCCTTGGACATATGACACAGAAGTATGGGTCTTTACTAACCATGAGGATGCTGAGAAAGAAGCTAAGAACTGGAACACAGGGCGTGTAATGGAATATAAATAGATCTCAATAAGGAATAGCACAATGAGTATGGCTGGAACAATAGAAGATATGCGTTGGGAGATTAAGCAACAGAAGAAAGAAATTGATTTACTATCAAAGCAAGTACGAAAGAAAGATAAAGAGATAGACACTCTTAAGAAGTTTATAACTGAACATAAACTTATAAGAGATCTAGATGAAGATGAACGTAAGAGAGCACAAGAGAGGATGATAGCTAATGGAACTAGCACTTATTAGAACACTGATGGACAAGGAGTTCTATGATAATAACAAAGGCATCCGTACTCCTGATGAGTTGTTCACTAAAGATGTACGTATCATTAAGCGTACACTAGACTACGCTATGCAAACATATGAGCAGGACTTATCACCAGCAGAACTAGAGTCACTGTTCTTTACACGTAACACACTGACCACAGCTAACAAGGAAGCATACAAGGATCTATTCAGAAAGATATACAAAGAGAAACCTATGTCTGACTCTATTGCCCAAGAGGTTTTAGGTAAACTATTTCAGCAGGTAGTAGGTGAGAAGATAGCTAACATAGGGTTCAAGTATGTCAATGGTTTAGAGAGTACACTAGAGCCTATACGTAAGCTTATCTCTGACTATCAGGATGACTTCATGCCTAACTTAAAGGTAGACTGGGGTGATATAACTATTGATACACTACTACAGAAGTCTGACATCCAGGCCAAGTGGCAGTTTAATATTCCTACACTACAGAGAAAGGTAGAGGGTGTGTCAGGTGGTCACTTGGTACTGATTGGTGCTAGACCTAACACAGGTAAGACATCCTTCCATGCCTCTATCATTGCCTCTGAGGGTGGCTTTGCTAGGCAGGGTGCTAAGTGTATCGTGCTGTGCAATGAAGAATCATATGATCGTGTAGGTGCTAGGTATCTGAGTGCTGCATCTAACATGTCTATGGAAGAAGTCAAAGGTAACTATGCCCTAGCTGCATCACGCTACAAGCCAGTGTATGATAACATCAAGATCAAGGACAGCACAGGTAAAGATATGAATTGGGTAGAGGCTCTAGTCAAAGCTTATAAGCCTGACATATTAGTGCTCGATATGGGTGATAAGTTCGCCAGTAAGGGTAGCTCTGAGTCACATGTTTATCTAAAGGAAGCAGCGATACATGCACGTAACATAGCCAAGCAGTATGACTGTGCTATCTTGTGGATGTCACAACTGTCTGCTGATGCAGAAGGTAAAGTGTTTGTAGATCAATCAATGATGGAAGGTAGTAAGACAGGCAAGGCAGCAGAGAGTGACCTGATGCTGTTGCTTTCTAAGAACCCACAATTAGAAGAACAAGAGGAGCAAGACACACAGAAACGCATTAACGTAACTAAGAATAACATACAGAGACACATTAACGTAGCTAAGAATAAACTTAAGGGTGGCTGGCATGGTGTTATACACTGTGAGTTAGATGGTTCTAGATCAAGGTACACAGTATGAGAAGAGTTCTAGATGTAGAAAACTCTATCACCTTACGTGATGGTAAGATACACAACGATCCTTTTGAGGCCAGCAATACACTGACTCAGGTGGGTGTACTGTGCTTGGATACTGATGACAAGAAGCTGTTATGCTTTGATCATGCAGAGGCTAAGGATATAGATGGTACTAATAAGTGTACGCTACAGAGGATCTTAGATAGTACAACTCTGTTGATTATGCACAATGCACAGTATGATCTTGCTTGGCTATGGGCTAATGACTTCAAGTATGATGGTGACATCTATGACACTATGCTGTCTGAGTATCTATTGTTACGTGGACAGAAGGACTTACTTAGCTTAGAGCAGTGCGCCCAGCGCAGACAGTTAGAGTACCAGAAGGATGATACATTAAAACAATATTATAAAAAAGGATACAACACAAATGAGATACCTCTGGATGAGCTTAGTCATTATCTTGAGTATGACTTACGCACTACTGGCGAGTTGTACAAAGCCCTTGAAGCAGACTATCAAACCCCTGCCAGCGCCTCCCTACATAACGTCAGAGACATTACCTTCCGCACCTGCAAGTGTCTCGCCAGAATGTACATGCGTGGTTTCAGGGTGGATAGAACCGCCCTTGAACACGTTAGAGATGAGTTCCAGCGAGAGCACAATGACATTACAGTACGATTGCAACGACAAGTGCGAGCACTCATGGGAGACACACCCATAAACCTTAACAGCCCAGAGCAACTATCACAGGTTATCTTTAGTAGAGAGATACACAACAAGAAAGAATGGGCAGATCTATTTGAGTTTGCTAAGACACCTCAAGACTTTAAGTCTGTTGTAGAGAGTAACAGTAAGCTAATACTTAAGACGTTTGCTGTCACTTGCCCTGAGTGTAGAGGCAGAGGACATACATATAAAACAAAGAAGGATGGTACAGCATATAAGAAACCTAACAAGTGCACAGCATGTAACGCCAGAGGCTACCAACTAAAAGAGTTACGTGAGGTTGCGGGTCTACAGTTCAGAGCACCAAGTAAGAAGTGGGTCAGTGCTAATGGTTTCAGTACAGGTAAAGATAAGCTGGATGTTCTTATAGCTAATGCAAAAACAAAAGGTATGAAAGATGCAGAACAATTCCTTACAGATGTTAAAAGGCTTAGTGCTATTAGTAGTTATCTCTCTAGTTTTGTGGATGGTATTTCCACCTACACTAAACCAGATGGTCTACTCCACGTTGGACTTACCCAACACATCACAGCAACAGGAAGATTCAGTGGACGTAAACCCAACATGCAAAACATGCCAAGAGGGGGAACCTTCCCTGTAAAACGTGTGTTCATATCTAGATGGGAAGGTGGTAAAATCCTGGAAGCTGACTTTGCCCAGCTTGAGTTCAGGGCCGCAGCGTTCTTATCGCAAGACCCTGTAGCTATACAAGAGATTGACACAGGGTTTGATGTACATGCCTACACTGCTAAGGTTATCACTGATGCAGGTCAGCCTACTGCTAGGCAAGCGGCAAAGGAACATACTTTTGCTCCCCTCTTTGGTGCTACTGGATATGGTAGATCTATGGCAGAGGCCTATTACTATGAGCACTTCAATGATAAGTATGAGGGTATAGCTGCATGGCACAAGAGACTAGCTAACGAGGCGCTTAGGTTCAACAAGATAACAAACGTTAGTGGCAGACAGTATGCCTTTCCTAATGTAGTACGTAAGCCTAATGGTGGTGTGTCTCACTTCACTATGATAAAGAACTATCCAGTGCAGGGCTTTGCAACAGGTGACGTTGTTCCTCTTGTACTAATTGAACTAGAGGCTAGGCTTGAGAAGCTACAGTCTTGTATTGTAAATAGTGTGCATGATTCTATGGTAGTAGATGTACACCCAGATGAAAAGGAGTATGTACTGGCAACAATAGATTCACTGAATGAAGATCTAAATCAGTTAGTAGAAGAAGCATATGATGTAAAAATGAATGTGCCTCTACTATTAGAAGCTAAGATAGGTAAGAATTGGCTTGACATCAAAGACGTTTAATGGTATAACTTAGTCTCTTTAACGTTGAAAGGAATAACAACATGAGCAACTTAGCACCACTACATGTGGACAACATGAACCTAGCAGATGCAATGGGCTTCTCTGCTAGTACATCTGGTAGTAATGCACAGTCAAGTCTGTACCGCATTACAACAACAGTAATACAAGAGGTCAGCCCAGAGACTAACAAGATTGTATCATCTCCTGTGTTCAAGATTAAGAAGGGTGTAGATGAAGAGTTCTTAGCACGAGAGGTAGAGGTACGTCTGTTTGCTGAGCGTCAGCGTTGGCAGCGTTGGGATAGTGTGAACAACACATTCCAAAAAACTGTCATGTCTACTAATCTAAATGGTGATCTAAAAGATACCTTAGGTACGTTTAACCTTGGGCGTCCTACAGGATACGTCAAAGACTTTAATGCGTTACCAGAAGACATGAAAGATCTTATGCGTAATGTCAACCGTGTAAAGGTTATGATGGGTATGGCTCGTGTCATTGATCCATTCACAGAAGATGGTGGACCTATCACAGATAACTATGCAGAAGAGATCCCTTTTGTAGCTGACATCAAGAACCGTGACAGCTTGAAGTCTATTGATGGTGTAGTAGGTAAGCTAATGAGTAAGCGTATCTCACCAGTAGAGCACACTGTTGCATTGTTAGGTGACGTACAAGCTATGCCTACAGGTGTAAAGTATGCAACTATTGTAGCATCGATGGGTGAGCGTGTTGGTTTCTCTGATGGTGACAATGATGTACTGGCTGACTTCCTAGACTACGTAGAGAAAAACAATGAGTACATCTTAACTAGGTGGGAAGAAAATCACACTGCTAAGCTAAGCTCAGAAGACTCTGCTATTGTGTCTAACATTGTAGACCTAGAGGACTTTGAGTAATGCAGCACCCTGCAGAACTAGCAGTGCATTCCTATCTAAGGAAGTCTATCAGTGATGAGGCAAGTATGTCTCAGGAAGTTATTGATAAGGTAGCTGAAGATATTAAGGATGCACTGCATAAGCAGTTCAACTCTGAGAAGAGAGTATTTAAAAAGAGGATGTCCAACATTGGGCGTCCTAAGTGTCAGCTTTGGTTTGATAAGAATAAGCCTGAGGGTGCAGAACCTTTTCCTGTATCATTCAAGATCAACATGGTCATTGGTGATATAGTTGAGGCTGTATTCAAAGGACTACTCAGAGCATCAGGTACATCATTTGATGACAACGATAAGGTAACACTAAAGTTATCTAATGGTGGTGAGGTTAGTGGTGAGTATGACATGGTACTAGATGGTAAAGTAGATGACGTTAAGTCTGCTTCACCGTGGTCATTCACTAATAAGTTTGAAGACTTCCATACACTAAACAAGGGTGATACATTTGGTTATGTGTCACAGCTTGTAGGCTACGCTACTGCTGCAGGTAAAGGCGTAGGTGGCTGGTGGGTAGTCAACAAAGCTAATGGTGAGTTCAAGTACGTGTCAGCAGCAGAGGCAAACAAAGAAGAAGTACTACAAAAGATAGAGGATACCTATGATTACCTAGACAATGATAAACCCTTTGAGCGTTGCTTTGAGCCTGAGCCAGAAACATATCGTGGCAAGGCTAGTGGCAACTACAAGCTAAGTAAAACGTGTGGCTTCTGTGCACACAGGCACAAGTGTTGGCCTACACTAAGAGCATTACCTTCTCAGGTATATAACGGGAAGAAAACCCCACCAACAGTAGAATATGTCAGCTTATGGAGTGATAGATAATGACAAAAGTAACTATTGATGAAGTAGAATATGAGACAGAAGATTTCTCAGAAGATCAACAGGCTCTAATCAATGAGCTACAATACAACTCAACTGTACAAACGCAGTTGAACTATGAGTTAGCCAGTGTTCGCACTGTAAGTAACATCTTAGCCAATCGTTTAAAGGCATCACTTAATCCAGATGAAGAAGTAGATGACAACGAAGAGGCGGCATAGCTCTAGACGGTATCGCAGTGGCTTAGAGAAGACTACCGCTGCGTACCTAAAAGACAATCAAGATAAAGTCAGGTATGAAGTCTTAAAGATAGAGTGGGAAGACCTACGCTACAGGACATACACACCTGACTTTGTTTTGGATAATGGTATTATCATAGAGACTAAGGGTATATTTGATAGTGAAGATAGAAGAAAGCACCTAGCAGTACGAGAGCAACACCCAGAGTTAGATATAAGGTTTGTATTTAGTAATGCTAAAGCAAAACTATACAAGGGTGCTAAGAGTAGGTACTGTGATTGGTGTGATAAGTCAGAGTTTATGTGGGCGCATCGTGTTATACCAGAATCCTGGCTTAAAGAAAAAGGAAAAGTTTTAACTTTAAAACGCATCCCTTTCAAGGGAGACAAAAGGATAGAGTAATGTCTTACACATTAAAAGATGATGAAGTAGCTATACTACTAAGACCTGTAGAGTTTGACGAGTATGGTGAGTGGTCAGGTGAACTTTCTACGGCTTTATCAGTAGGCCCAACTAAAAGATCTAATGAGGAAACAATAGCGTACCTTGTACATCTGGCTACTCTTATGGGAACATTCTTAGAGATGGCACAAACAGATGAAGACTTATATGATTTAGTAGAAGAAAAAAGAAATGAATTAATAGGGGTTGACAATGACAGAACAACAGAGTATGAAGAAGTAGAGGGTACGAATGGTAAAGTTGTACGCCTGACTAGATTTACTAAGACACAGGGTAACGCATGAGTAACACACATGATGCAGTAAACAATCCAGTACACTACAATCACGCTGGTATTGAATGCATTGATGCAA